TATAGAAATTAAAAACTAAATAATCAGGAGGTGAGGACGTATAGAAAAAACATATAACGATGATGAATCGGAAAAAGACATTCAAAGATTTGTAGATGATTTCATTAATGAGAAAAATGATGAAAACAAAAAAGATGAGTTAAAAACTATTCTGCATGGAGTAACAGGTAAAGAAATGAGATGGGCGATCTATTCTGCGATTTCTAAGCAAAAAGAAAAACAGCGTTGCCAGGAACAAAAAATATCATCCCTGCAAATAGCTGTTATATTGCAGGGAATAGCTGTAATTATTTTAGGCATTGGTGGAATCATTTTAAAAAAATATCTACCATGACAGAGGCTGTTGCAACAATCAAAGAAAGAATAGAAATAGTTTTAGAGAGTTTTGAATCCGCCTCTGCAGATAATGCATTTTGTTTGGCGGTCTCTGCAATAGATGTAATGGCATCTATTTGCTGTTGATATTTTGCTTCTCGTTCCTTTTCTATTTTTCGTTGAAGCTCAAATTCAGCCAAATGAGCGCGGCCTAATTCAGTGATAGAAACTTCATCAGATTCGTTTATGGATACGAGATTTGCATTTAAAAACATTTCTACATATCCATCAATAGACGGAAAATCGAAAAAGAAATCACCAGGATTTTGCCCAGGACATTCTAATATTGCCGTTAGAATTTCATATTGATATTCGGTAAGTTTAAATAACAAATTTTCCATTAAGAATACTCCTCTCTTAAGACTCGGACATGGCAGTGTCCTGTGAATTAAGTATAGGAGATATATGAAAGAAAGACAACAGAATAATAGCAGATGGCTTAATTCCCTGCCCGATGCACAGAATCCTGAAATCCTACCTAAATTGGTTAATTAAAAATAGCACTCAATCGTCGGGCAGGGAATTAAGCCATCTGAAGAAAGGTAGGTGATGAAAGTGTTCAAGGACAGGCTTAAAAAAGTAATGGTAGATCAAAATATCAACCAAGTAGAGTTGTCCAGGATCTGCGGTGTGAGTAGGTCAACCGTTAGCAAATGGATGTCTGGAGATTCAGAACCGACAAAAGCAAGAAGAAATGAGATTGCAGAAGCATTTGATCTTCCAGAGAATTACTTTGAAGAGATAGTAATTCCTAAAAAGAGAATAGAGACATTAACCCCGAAAGAAGTTGCGTATTTGATGGGAATGGGTGTTTCAACAATCGAAAAAGGACTGATTCAAGGAACTTTTCCATGGGGATATGCAATCCGGACAAGTGAAAATACGCATAGATATTTCATAAATGCAAAAAAGTTTTTTGTGACTGAAATGATAAGCGTATGAGAAAGGAGCATAAAGATGCACACAGAAACAAAAGCGATGATCTGCACAGCAGCAGTGCTGATCGCAATGGGAATCTTTAAAGAGTTAGCTGCGGTATGTTTGATCACAGCAGTAGTATTTGAGGAAGGAGTGAAGAAATTTGATAAATAAGAAAGAAAAAAGTGCCCACGGAGCGGCAACTCCATTAGGCACATTGCTAAACAAGCAAGATCAGTATAACACAGATCGTCAGAAAAGTGAAATCAGAAAAATAGCAACTGAGATCTTTGATCTATCTCTGCAGCTGCAAGAAATGACAGATGGAACTATAGACTGGATAGATTGGCGAGAGCCAGGTGTTCCGTGCGTATACGTTGAATATCATGGAGCCACCGCAGTGCTAAGCGTTAAGATCTGGGAAAATGGATTTAGTGCAGAACAGCGACCTGATTACAGTACAATGCTGTTTCTCGACAATCCGAACTGTATGATCGAAGCAGGGTATCTTAAAGAAAAATTGATGGGATTATTAGAAGAAAGAAGAGGAAGCGACAATGAAGAGTGAAACAACGAAGAAAGTAACAGAAGGAATCGTAAGAGGTCATGTTTTAGATACAGCAGGATGCACAGACAAGGCAGCTGATGAACTAGAAAAAGTGTTGGAAACCATTTTGTTCGAAATTAGTGATTGCGTAAATCCGGTTCCAGAAATTGCAAGTGATCTTACAGTGGGCGTTCTTAGATTTATTGCAGACACTTTAGAAAAGAATCTGGATGATAAAGAAAAAGAAACTGCAGAACTTGCAAGAGACACTTTACGAATGAAATATAAGACGTTAGTAGTGAGAGCAAAAGCTTAAGAAGGAAGACGGACTATGCAAACAATCGAAATCAGCAAAGGAATCAAACGGATCCAGTTCGATTCCTTTGATTCCTGGCTAAATGCCAGACATGGAATCGGTGGTTCTGATGCATCTGCAGTATTAGGACTCAATCCATATAAAACTAATACAGAACTGTATTTAGAAAAGACAGGACAGCGAACGGCTCCTGATATTTCAGATAAGGATTATGTGAAGTATGGACATGATGCGGAGCCATTACTTCGATCACTGTTTGCACTTGATCATCAAGAATACAAGGTCGAATACTTCGGAGACAACATGATCCGAAACGAAAAATATCAATGGGCACATGCATCTTTGGATGGAGAACTAACCGATCAGGATGGTCGCAAAGGAATCTTAGAAATCAAGACAACTAACATCCTACAAAGTATGCAGCGTGAAAAATGGAGAGATCAGATTCCAGATAACTATTACATACAGGTGCTACATTACCTGCTAGTTACCGAATATGAGTTTGTGGAGCTAAGGGCACAGCTGAAATCAGTGTGGCAGAGTCGGATCAGATTAGAGACAAAAGATTATCACATTGAGCAATCAGAGGCAGAAGAAGACATCGAGATATTAAGACAAGCGGAAGAAGAGTTCTGGCAGAATGTCGTAAAAAGGCAGCAGCCGAACTTGATTCTTCCGGAAATATAAAAAGGAGAAATTGTCATGAATCGATACGAAGAATATATGAAAGAGGTTCAGGAAAAGAAAAAAAGAAAATCAGGCTATTGTAAATAAAATTGTGGAGATTTTAAAAGGCAATAACCTGACTGTTGAACATATTGAAGCCATCTTAAATATGACTCGTGAAGAGGTGATTAAAAAGGCGCACTTATAACAGAAATCAATAAAGGAGAAATACATGGAATTTAAGATATACAATCCGCAGGAAGAAGGATTCCTGAAAGAGATTGACTGGAACTATGAAGAGTTAAAAACAGAGATCCAGGGAAAAGCGAATGATTACATGAATCTGGTTTATACAGCAGATCAGGTAAAAGATGCCAAAAAAGATCGTGCAAATCTTAATAAATTTGTGGAAGCTTTAGAGAGCAAACGAAAAGAAATAAAAAAACAGATTACAGAACCATATTCAGCATTTGAGAAACAAGAGAAAGAACTGATTGGTATTGTTAATAAAGCAATTACAAATATTGATACGCAGATCAAAGGATATGAAGAAGCAACAAGACAGGAAAAACTTGAAAAGGTCAAAGAAATCTATGCAAAAACAATCGGTGGACTTGCTGATGTAGTAACGTTTGACAAAATTTTTAAAGAATCCTGGCTGAATGTATCAACAACGTTTAAATCGATCACAAAGGAAATCACAGAAATTCGTGACAAGGTTGACAATGATTTATTTGTGATCAATGCAGACACGAGTTCCTTTGCTTATGAGATGAAAGAAGAGTATCTAAAGAACTTTGATCTCACTGCAGCGATTAACAAAAAACAAAAATTAGAAGAGACAGCAAAGCAGAAAGCAATATATGAAGAACAACTAAAAGAGGAAGAGGAACAAAGAAAACAACGATCACAAGAAGAAGCAAAGAAGGTAGTATTTGCAGGTAAAAGCACAGAAAAGCCAGTAAAAGCACAGAAGCCAGTGAATACAGGAGAAAAAATATCAACGATCACATTCCGATGTACTGTAAAAGAACATAACTTTAAAGAAGTTAACGCAAGACTCAGTCTAGTACAAAAAGTATGTGAAGAATTTAAAATCATAGATCCAAAGGAGGAATTATAAAATGGCAGTTGGAAACAGTTTAGCAAACAGACAGCAGAAAACAGGATTAACGGCATATCTTACAAATGATGCTGTAAAAAATCAGATTAATAATGTAGTCGGTGGTAAAAACGGAGATCGTTTCATTGCTTCTATTGTATCTGCAGTACAGGTTAATTCAGATTTACAGGAATGTACAAATCCATCAATCTTAAGTGCTGCACTACTTGGAGAGTCTTTAAAACTCTCTCCATCACCACAGCTTGGACAGTATTACATGGTTCCATTCAGAAACAACAAAAAAGGATGTAAAGAAGCACAGTTTCAGCTTGGTTATAAAGGATACATTCAGTTAGCGATCCGCTCAGGACAGTACAAAAAACTAAACGTTCTGGCAATTAAGGATGGGGAATTGGTTCGATTTGATCCACTGAATGAAGAAATCGAAGTAAATCTGATCGATGATGAGGAAGTAAGGGAAGAAGCAAAGACGATCGGATACTATGCAATGTTTGAATATACAAACGGTTTCCGAAAAGCTATGTACTGGTCCAAAAAGAAAATGGAAGCACATGCATTAAAGTATTCCAAAGGGTATGCAGCAAAAAAAGGATATACATTCTGGGAGAAAGATTTTGATGGAATGGCTTATAAGACAATGCTTCGCCAGCTGATCAGTAAATGGGGAATCATGAGCATTGATATGCAGAATGCAATGGAATCTGATATGGCGGTGATCCATGAAGATGGAACAAAAGATTATGTAGATACAGTTTCAGAAGAAAATATTGTAGCAGATCAGGATCTGCAGGAAGCAGTAGAGGAAATGACAGAACCAGAGAAACAGGAACCGCAGGAAGAAACAACAAAAGAAGAACCACAGCAGTTCTTTAAATAAAAGAAAGGAGCAACACGATGAAACATTTTAATTTAGAGGAGTTTGCAGGAGGGAAGCTTTCAGTACAGCTCAATAAGGCTTTAGAAAAAGTCACTGAAAACATTCAGGATCCCAACACAGATGCACAGAAGGTAAGAAAGATTAATGTGTCAATCTCTCTTCGTCCAAACGATGAGAGAAATTTTGTATCAACTACAGTTGAAACGAAGTTAAGTCTTGCACCAGAGCTTGGAGCTACAACAGCCCTGAGTATGGGACGTGATCTCCGTACCGGAGAGGTTGAAGCGATCGAGATTTTTAACCAGATTCCGGGACAGATGAGCGTCAATGATGTGATTGATCAGGAAGAGGAAGAGCCACAGAAAGCCTTTGATCCGGACACTGGGGAAATCTATGAACCAAGCAACAAAGTCATTGATTTAAGAAAAGCAAAACAGGCATAAACAGGAGGTACATAACAATGGATAACACATTTTTAAGAGAAGCAATGGAACATATAGAAGAATTGACAGACAGTGCAAGAGAGCCACATGTTGTAGAAATCGCAGGAAAGACTTATTGCGATAAATCAATGTCAAGATACGACAGAGAAGAAATGGCAGATCCTCTGACAGCAACAAGCCTTAATTCTCTGATCGATTATATCAGTGGAAAGAGTGAAGAGTTAAGAGAATCTATGATCATTCACGTAGAATCTCCAACAAGCGTAAGATTACTATCTGGTCTTACACGGGAAAGAAATCGAGAAGAATTATTCCGCGTAGGTACAAATCCAAATGGTTTTGATTTCGATCATTACTATGATCAGGAAGCATTTGTAATTAACATGCAGACTGCCTTTAAACAGAGTGATGAAACAGAACTGATTCTTTCAGTTGCCGGAAACGTAGAAAATAAAACAGTGGCCAACTATGGAGATGATGGAGTCAGCCAGAAGGCTACGATCACTAAAGGCATTGCAGGAAAAGAAGATGTGATCGTACCGAATCCGGTAACACTTCGTCCATATCGTACCTTCTTAGAAGTAGATCAGCCAGAAAGCAAATTTATCTTCCGAATCAGAGAAGGTTCCGATGGACAGCCAATGTTTAAATTGGTAGAAGCTGATGGTGGCCTCTGGAAGTATGAAGCAGTAGATGCTATCAAGAAATATTTAACAGAGAATTTACCGGGAGAACTGTTGAAAGTGATCACGATCATCGGGTAACAGTTATGGAGACAGTTAGATTTACAGTCCCTGGTGCTCCGAAAGGAAAAGCCAGGGCAAGAACTGTCCGTAGTAAAGGTGGTGGAACATTCTCATATACGCCAGAAGGTACTATGTTATACGAGAATCTGATCAAGTGCTGTTACAGGCAGGAATCAAATAACATCATTTTTAATGACGGACAGCCTTTAAAAGTAACGATCATGGCTTATTATCCGATCGTTAAGAGTACAAGCAAGAAAAAGAAACAACAGATGTTGGAAGATCTTATGTTTCCAACGAAGAAACCAGACATTGATAACATTGCAAAAAGCATTCTGGATGCATTGAATAAATTAGCATACAGAGATGATACGCAGGTGGTAACGCTGCATATGGAAAAGCATTATGCAGAGGACCCACGAGTTGAAGTAGAGATAGAAGAAATCAAATAAGAAAAAGGAGAATCGTTTTGGCCAGACATAAGAAACGAGGTATCGAATATTTTTCTTTGGATTGTAATTTCTTTTCGAACAGGAAGATAAAGATCCTGAAATCCAGATATGGAGCAGATGGGATCACAATTTTTATCTATCTTCTTTGTGAAATTTATAAAAATGGATATTACATCATTGTAGATGATGATTTTTACTATATCGTGTCGGATGATCTGAACATGAATAGTGACAAGGTGAAGCAAGTCTTGACATTCTTACTGGAACGGTCGATGTTTGATAAACAGCTTTTCCAGTCGGACGCTGTCCTGACTTCTGCCGGAATACAGGAGAGATTCCAGTTAGCAGTAAAAACAAGAGCTAAGAAGAATCCAATAAAAGTCGACAGGTTCTGGCTTTTAAATGAAGAAGAAACAGAACCTTTTATTAAAGTTACCCATTTTGAAGATAATTCCGAGAATAATACGGATAATTCCAAGAAAAATAACGATAATTCCCGAGAAGAATCCATAAAGGAAAGTAAAGTAAAGGAAAGTAAATATTATTATAGCAATCCAGATCTGAACAGAGAGTTCTGTCTTTATCTTGATATGAGGAATCATACTGGACCAACATTATCTGCAGAACAGATCAATGCCTTGAAAGAAGAACTTGATTCTCTGGCTGAGAATGATTCTGATAAGTTGGGCATTGTAAGAAAAGCATTTGGTGGAGGATATAAGAGTTTCTTCCCTACATCAAAGAAACGGAAGAAATCAACACCGAAACCAAAGAAAGAAGAAACTATACACAATTTTACACAACGAGAAGTGAAAGATTGTGAGTTTGAGAATCTGGAGAAGAAGCTATTAAAGAAACAATTAGGAGGTGACATAACGTATGGATAATTTAATTCCTGTTAACTACGATACAGAAGAACCAACAGTATCAGCAAGGGATTTACACGAAGCACTTGAGATTAATAAAAGATTCTCAGCTTGGTTTGAATCAAATTCACAAGGATTCGTAGAAAACGAAGATTTTACAAGCGTACTTACAGGTACGGTTGTAAACAATGGAGCACAACGCGAACTACAGGATTATAAAATGTCTGTAGATATGGCAAAACATATTTGTTTAATGTCCAGAACTGAAAAGGGAAAACAGATTAGACAGTACTTCCTTGACTTGGAAAAAGCCTGGAATACACCAGAACAGATCTTTGCGAGAGCATTAAAGATGGCTGATAGAACAATAGACAAATTAAAGACAGAGAAAGCTGCATTGATTGAAGATAATGAACGTATGAAACCTAAGGAGATATTTGCTGATGCAGTAACAGCGAGTAAAGATTCTATTCTGATTGGAGATTTAGCAAAAATTCTTAAGCAAAAAGGAATTGATATTGGTCAAAACAGACTGTTTCAAAAACTCAGAAATAACGGATATTTAATCCAAAGAAGAGGTCCAAGTTGGAATATGCCAACACAAAAGAGCATGGAAATGGGATTGTTTGAAGTTGAAGAAAGAACGATCACAAATCCGGATGGAACGACAAAGATCAGAAAGACTACAAAGGTCACTGGTAAAGGGCAGCAGTACTTTATTAATAAGTTGCTTGCTGCAAGCTAAGTGAAAAAAACAAAGGCATCCGGTTGATCTCTGTCCGTAGCAACCAACAACCCAAGATTGTTGTTAAAAGTCGTAGTAATAGTCGTGGTAGTTGTGGGTTTCGGGATGATCTTAAGCGACAGGACGTAAAAAGATGATCACATATGCGGACAGAGATCAGCCGGATGGACTGAATTATATACCACAGTAACTATTAACCGCATAAGAAACAAGCCAATGTATAAGCCATGAGCCTGCTGCCTAAGGCAGTGGGCAGAAAGGAGAACTGATGGCAGATTACAGCAAAGGATTTAAAAGACGTGTTGTACAGTTATGGATCCAACATGGTATGTCCACAAATGAGATCAGCAGAACATCAGGAATCGATCATAAGACATTGATGAGGTGGTATAAGCGTTTCTACCCTGAGATAACAGGGGGGGGCGAGACAAAACACGAAGGTTTGCAGTGGCATTATGTAGGCAATTGTGCCGGATATCATAAGTAAAGGAGTATGATCAGACAGCTTAACTTTCTATCTGATTAAGATTCTTCAAGTAACTATTAACGAAGCAAGCAAACATAAACATATTTTTTCAGGTTTTTTGTATTTTTTATTTTACACAAACTAGATTTGGTATTACAATTTTTCTACAAATCACGAAACGAAGAATCACAGCAGTTTATATGATCAAGCAAAGAATAAGGAGAAAGTGATCAGTATAAGCTGTTTCAGGTAGAAAGTTAAGCTGTCTGAGATAGGTAGATAGTATGAGTAAACAAGATTATATAATGCAGGGCAGAAATGAAGGAATTGCGTTCTGCGACAAAATAGCAAAAGAAAAAGGATTAGAAGAGCTACAGAGAGTAACAAGACAGAGAAATCTTGCAGGGCTTCGAACACTAATAGATCCAAGAGAACTTGACCAGGATTTTAGAGATGCAACACTACAGATTTTAGATACTGTATTGATCATGAGTCTTATAGTTTTGAAAGATGAATTTGATTTCGGAACTAAGAGATTAGATCGATTCAAAAAAAGATTCAATGACAAAACAGAGTGTTTAGAAACAGGAAATGTGACATGGATTGATATGATCGAGCAGGTCAGAGAAGAAAACAACATTAAATTAGATCTTAGAAAGAACGATGTGGTGATGGCGTGGAGGAAAAAATAATGGTAAACAAGAAAGAATTTAAAGGCTACATCTGTGAGATTACAAATAAGCCAATCAGAGAGATGAGATTATGTCCAGACAAGCAGCAGAAGCTAAAGGTTCGGATCAAGTGTGATGATAGTTGTATTCATTGTGAGAAGGAAGTGATTGATAATGACCGACGAAGAAAAAAGAATGGTGGAATTTAACAACTACATAGATGGCTTGATTAAATTTATGAATGGGGAAAACGATGACTTTGAACCGATTCCGATACCAAAAGAAGTTGATGATGAAATGCAGAAAGACAGTTTCTATTAATTGTTAAAGAAAGTTAAGGAGAAAGAATTATGGCAAAATTTAATATCGAAGTAGAACTTGATTGGATGGAAGAAGATTCCTATTCAATTGACGAAGAATTAAAAGAGAGAATCATTGAAGGTGTGGAAGATGCCCTTTTAAAGAAAGCAACACATGAAGCATTGAAAATGGTTGATGCAAAGATTGCAGAGAAAGTTAAAGAATCAGAAGAGACAATCAATAAAGCAATCAATAAATTTATCGAAAATGTATGCTCTGAAAAGATTAATAATATTCAGATTCCTGAAAAATCAAGTGATTGGAGTGATAAAATCACATATTATTCATTATCCGAATATGTAGGAATGCAATTTGAAAGTTTCATTACACAGAAAAGATATGATAAAGATGGAAATTATCAAGACTGGGGAAGTAATCGGTATTCAGCAGCAGATCTACTTACAACAAAATATCTAAAAAGAGAGCTTGATGATAAGATCGGTAACATGATTCAGACAGCAAAACACGAAGTAGAAGTTGATATTGTTAAATCATTAGAACAGAAACTAAAAGAGAATCTTGCAAAAGACACTATTGAAAAGATGAATATTCCAGAAGTTTTGGAAAAGCTGCAATCAGGAACCCTTGGAATGATTGAAGAAAAGGGACAGTAAGCATGTTTGGAGGATAATTTATGATCATTGGATTTTTAAGCGGATTATTTATCGGAGCAGTTGCAGGAGTGGCAGTGATGTCACTCTGTGCTGCAGCGAAAGAGAGGGATGAGTTATGACAAGGGAGCAGAAGATATGGAGATTAAGAAGACGATGCGGGAACATAGGATATTGTGATGAAAAAACATGCAAGATTTATGCAAAATGTGTAAATCTTGGATATACATCGTTTGAACAGCTATCAGATGAAAAAATTAATGAAATGTACAATGAAGTATTTGGTGGTACACAAATAACAGAAAATCTGACAGGTGTTGTAAAAGGTAAGAAAAGAATATTAGATGCATGTTGCGGCAGCAGAATGTTTTACTTTGATAAAAAGAATCCAGAAGTTCTATACCAGGATAACAGAGAACTCGAAACTACATTGTGCGATGGAAGACATTTACTTATCAAACCAGACGTAAGAATGGATTTTCGTAACATGAAGTACGAAGATAATAGCTTCAAGGTAGTCGTATTTGATCCACCACATTTAGCACATGCCGGAACTGGAAGTTGGTTGGCTAAGAAATACGGAATACTTCCAAAAGATTGGCCAACATATCTGAAACAGGGTTTTGATGAATGCATGAGAGTTCTGGAACCAGATGGATTATTAGTATTCAAGTGGAATGAAGATCAGATACCATTGAAAAAAGTGTTAGAACAATTTGGTTATAAACCGTTACTTGGAGATCAACGAGGAAAGACACGTTGGCTAGTATTCATAAAGTAAAAGGAGTGATACATAAATGGGATATCAAGATTGTCCATGTTTCAAGTGTGATCATGGCGGAGAAAGAGAAAAACGAGTTGCATGTAGAAAAAATGCACTGGATTTGTTGCCTGGAAGTTAAGCATGCAGGCAATCAGACAAAAGAAAAAAGAAGATAAAGACAAATACTATTCGACAACCAAAGGGAAGTTTTACAAAAGAAACCTGATGAAGCAAAAAGGTGGAAGAAAGATATGGTAGATCCATGCAAAGCCTGTGCAGAGATAATCTGCATGGGCATTTGTGCCGATCGGGTGCAATACAAACAAGAGTACCAGGAGATGACAGATCGGATAAGGCAGCAGATAATAAATCGTAACAGGAGGGGAGAACGTGGACAAGAACGTACTGATCCAATACACAGACATGATTGAAGAAGTAAAAGATATAAGAAAAAGAATCCTGCAAACAGAAAAGCAGATCAGCAAGATTGAGGAAGAAGGAACCGTAAAAGACACAGTAAGCGGTGGTATGGGTGGAATACAGCACTTTGTTGTTGAGGGTATGCCAGTACCAGAACTTAGCAGAAAGAGACTGCTGCTTAATAAACGAAAAGCTATGTTGATCGAAAAAGAGAATGAACTTTTAGAATTAACAAATCAAGTAGAACAGTATATAAGCAGCATCGAAAAAAGTGAATTGAGAACTATTTTCCGACTGTATTATATTGATGGAATGACATGGACACAGGTAGCACACAGGATGAATGCTATGCATCCTAAAAGAAAGATTGCGTACAATGAAAAGAACCTGCAGAAGAGAAATGAAAGATTTTTTGCAGAAAATGAATAAATGTCGCTCACTGTCGTAGGAGAATGGTTTAATATATAAGCTAAGGAAAAATGATGAATGAATATTCATAATTAGTCCTCTTCTTTTTACTTATGAACGAACTCAGGTGATCTTCGGACCCCGGGTCTTTTTATGTCTAAATTTAGAAAGGAAAGAAATATGAATTTTAAAGATGCATTTGAATTAATGAAAAAAGGACACAAGGTAAAGCTCCCATCCTGGGGCGGATACTGGTACTGGGATGCAGAGAAAGAAACGGTTATGATGCAGTGCAGACCGAAAGACACTGACAAAGGACAGGGAGATCTACTTGATATTAGAGAGACACAGAGAGTTGAGTATACACTGTCTAACATCTTATCCAATGAATGGATTGTGGCAAATCCAGAGAACTGTCCTGTGCTTGGTGGAGCGGCTACATTTAACTTTGGGGATGCTGTTAAATATCTGAAACGTGGCCTTAAAGTTAAAAGAATAGGTTGGAACGGAAAGAACCAGTTTATTCAGCTTGCAACAGGAATTTCATTTAAGGCAGCAGATGGAACGATCGTTAATTGTGATCACAATGATATTGGAAATAAAGCAATTGCGTTTATCGGCACGTCTGGCGTACAAATGGGATGGTTAGCAAGCCAGGCAGATATGTTAGCAGAAGATTGGATGTTTGTAGAATAAGGAGATATTAAACATGATTATTACAGGAATGGATCACTTCCAGAGTGTTTGCAAGAAGAAACTAGTGGAATGGTATCACAAGAATAGACCGGAGATTGACATTGATCTGAGTAATGTATTTGTAGTTTGGTCTTGCAAGACCTTACAGAATTACAAATGCCTTGCATCCACCACGATCAGCGGTGATGGCATCTATGCAGAATACACATACAACGGAGACAAACAGGAACTATATGAGGATGTGTATAAGAAGCTGACAAATATATGCCACACAGAAGAATAAAAGCCGGAGTAATCTGGCATAAGGACCTCTAGCTCAGCAGGTCAGAGCAATCGGCTCATAACCGATCGGTCCAGGGTTCGAGTCCCTGGAGGTCCATTTGAAATATAGGAGGGAAAACATATGATCAGATTACAAGTAGAAGATTACTGCCAGAACTGTGAAGAGTTCAAACCAGAAACACAGGTTATGAGCAGAGGATATGTGGGGACTGGTTGTAAAGTGGATACAACAATTCGATGCAGTGATGCTCAGAAATGTGAAAGACTATGTGAGTACCTGAAGAAGGAGGACGGTAATGTGTGAATGAAGAAAAAAACTACATATTGGCAGAATCCGATTATGTTGCCGGAATGAAGTATAAAGACATTGCTGCCAAGTATGGAGTCTCGATAAATACTGTGAAATCGTGGAAGAAACGATACGCATGGTCGAGAAATAAAAAGACGAAAAGTACACAAAAAGGGTGCACACAAAACAAAAAGGGTGCACACAAAAAAGAAGCCGTTGCAGAGGATGTAAGTCAAGTTGTAATTAACGATGAACTTACCGATCAGCAGCAGCTTTTTTGTTTGTATCAATCTAGGATGTTTAATTACACGAAAGCTTACATGAAAGCTTATCCAGGATGTACTTATGCATCTGCTGCCGTATTAGGAAGCAGGCTTATGAAGAATCAGTTGATCAGAGAAACTATTGAGCAGTTAAAGCAGAATCATATGAACAGAGAGATGCTTAAGCAGGAAGATATCTTTCAGAAGTACATGGACATTGCATTTGCAGATATGAATGATTTTATGTCATTTGGCAAGGAAGAAATTGAAACTGATTATGGTCCGAGGATGGTCAACAGTGTCCGGCTAAAAGAGTCAGATCAAGTTGACGGGACTCTGATCACAGAAGTGAAGCAGGGCCGTGATGGCGTGAGTGTAAAGCTCGCAGATCGTATGAAGGCAATAGATTGGCTTGCAGATCATATGGATATTGCCACTGCAGAACAGAAAGCTAAGATTGAGCAGATCAGAGCTAAGACAGCGATCATGTCCGGAACATCCGAAGAAGAGACAGAGGACGATGGATTCATCGAAGCCTTAAAAGGTGAGGTGGCAGATGTATGGGAAGAAGAATAAAGAAAGCTGTCTTTAAGTTTCGGCCGTTCTCTAAGAAGCAGAAAAAGATACTTACCTGGTGGCTACCAAATTCGCCAGTGCATGATCAAGATGGAATCATAGCAGATGGAGCTATTCGATCGGGGAAAACAGTTTCTATGTGTTTATCCTTTGCAATGTGGGCAATGGAAACCTTCAATGGCCAGAACTTCGGTATGTGCGGTAAGACGATTGGTTCTTTCCGGAGAAACGTACTCTTTTGGTTAAAGCTTATGCTTAAGAGTCGGGGATACCACGTTGAAGATCACAGAGCCGATAACTTAGTTGTTATCCGAAGAGGTGGGAAAGAGAACTATTTCTATATCTTTGGTGGAAAAGACGAGCGATCGCAGGACTTAATACAGGGTATCACACTTGCAGGAGTCTTTTTTGATGAAGTGGCACTGATGCCTGAATCTTTTGTTAACCAGGCAACAGGACGATGTTCAGTAGATGGATCTAAATACTGGTTCAACTGTAACCCAGATGGGCCGTATCACTGGTTTAAAACTAACTGGATTGATCGTGCAGATGAAAAGAAACTTGTCTATCTACACTTTACGATGGACGACAATTTAAGCTTATCTGAGCGAATTAAAGCACGATATCGAGCAATGTATACCGGAGTGTTTTATAAGCGTTATATCTTAGGTCTGTGGGCCGTAGCTGAGGGAATTATTTACGACATGTTTAATATAGAAAAGCATGTCACATCAGAAAAGCAGTCAACAACCGGCAGTAAATACGTCAGTGTCGATTATGGTACACAGAATGCGACAGTATATCTTTTGTGGGAGAAGAACCAGAAAGGTCATTGGGTTGCTACGAAAGAATATTACTATTCTGGCCGAGATGAGACCACGCAGAAGACCGATGGGGAGTATGCAGATGACATGGAAGAGTTCCTGGAAGGAATCAATGTTGAATCAATCATTGTCGATCCGGCAGCCGCATCCTTTATCGCAGAACTTAAGAAACGAGGATTTAAGGTTAAGAAAGCAAAGAATGATGTACTTGATGGTATTCGATTTGTCGGAAATCTGTTAAATCTAGGTGTATTACTGTTCTCTGAATGTTGTAAAGAAACAATCAAAGAGTTCGGTTCTTATATCTGGGATGACAAGGCATTGGAACGTGGAGAAGATAAACCAGTGAAGCAGCATGATCATTGCATAACTGGTGATACGCTTATTGATACAATTGATGGTCCGATTCCAATAGAAAAGCTTGTTGGTAAAACAGGAAAAGTACATTGCTATAATTTAAGGCGAAGAAAACCTGAAATTTCTACATACTATAATGTGAGAAAGACAAGGGAGAATGTCGAAGTATTTGAAATAGAGATGGAAGATGGAAGAACGATCAAGGCAACAGCCAATCATTTAATATTTACTCAAAATGGTTGGAAAAAAGTAAACGATCTAACTGGACACGATTCGATACTTGATATAAGAATAAAGAAATGATAATCTTATATCAGGAGGTGCGTTAAATGGTAGAATATTTAGAAAACGGAGACTTGGCATTATATAATGGATATAAATTCAGAAAAGACAAGCGGACAGGGTACTATTTATCATCAAGAATAATAAACGGAAAACGCAGAAGGCTTCATGTATATATATGGGAATGTGAAAATGGTGAGATTCCAAATGGATATTCTGTACATCATAAAGATGAGGATAAAAGCAATAACGAAATTTCAAATTTAGAATTGATGACAAATAGTAAACATACACGATTACACGCAGAGGAGAAGGCAAGAAACAATTATGATGATATGTTAAAAAACTTAAAAGAAAATGCTATTCCCGCTTCTAAAGATTGGCACAAAAGCAAAGACGGGAGCGAATGGCACAAAAAGCATTATGAGCAAATGAAAGGGAAGATGAAAGTTCCAAGAAAGTTTGTTTGTGAGTATTGTAATAAAGAATTTGTTAGCACACAAACAAGATCAAGATTTTGCTCAAATAAATGCAAATCGGCATGGAGACGAAAATCAGGAGTTGATGATGTTATTAAAATTTGTTGTAAATGTGGCAAGGAATATGTTGCCAATAAGTACCAAAAAACAAAATACTGTCCAGTATGTAAAAATAAAAAGTGTTAAATCCATAGGAAAAGCAGATGTATATAATATGGAAGTCAAGAACCACCACAACTTTAGTGTTTGTGGTGGTTTTATTATACACAATTGCATGGATGCAGTGAGATATTTTGCTTACACGATCGTAAGACGTGAACGAAAATGGAGTTGATTAAATGATAAAAGAAATTATTGAGCGAATAAGGCAGGTGATAAGAAAAATGCTTGGAAAAGAAAATATCAGGGATGCGATCGGAGTTGATGTTGCCGTATCGGACAAGATGGCAAGAGAAATTGATCTCTGGTCGAAGATGTATAAAAATCAACCGCCTTGGAAAAGAAAAGAGCTGAAGCTTTGTGGGTTACCTGCAGCTATTGCTGGAGAATTTGCAAGGCTTGTTACACTGGAATTAAAAACAGAGATTACAGGGAATAAGTTTCTCAACGATGAATACCAAACCGTGACTGATAACATACGAACGTATACGGAATATGCCTGTGCAAAAGGTGGACTTGCAATGAAGCCTTATGTTTCTGACGGACACATTGAAGTTGACATGGTCCAAGCTGATCACTTTTTCCCAACGAAATTTAATTCCAGAGGGGAAGTTATCGCAGCGGTCTTTATGGAAACTGTAACGATTGGGAAACAGGTATATACAAGATTGGAATACCATCAGCATGATGAGAACACTACATATCACATTATGAATAAGGCTTTTGTAAGACAGGATCTTGATAATGTTGAGGTATTAGGAAAAGAAGTACCGCTTAGTGCTGTACCAGAGTGGGAAAATCTGGAAGAAGCTGTCGCGATCTTAAACGTGAAAAAGCCGTTATTCGCATACTTCAAGATACCAAATGCAAATAATGTCGATGATTCATCTCCGTTGGGAGTATCTGTATATTCCAGAGCAATCGATGATATCAAAGAAGCTGATTATCAATGGACGAGAATCTTATGGGAATATGAGGGATCCGAACTGGCAATCGATGCAGATATTGGATTATTTAAGCGAAAGGAAAATGGAGAATTTGACCTTCCGAAAGGAAAAGAAAGACTCTTTCGGATGATGGACTTTGACGAGGATCGTGACCAGTACAAAGTGTTTGCACCACCGATCCGTGACGAAAGTCTTATCAATGGATTCAATACGATCCTTAGAAGAATTGAGTTTAACGTAGGTCTCGCCTATGGAACTTTAAGTGATCCAAACACAGTCGATAAGACTGCAGAAGAAATTAAGGCAAGCAAACAGCGATCATATAGTACAGTATCTGATATTCAAAAAGCATTGCAAAAAGCATTAGAACAATTAGTCTATGCAATGGATGTGATCGCACAACTTGCGAACCTGAATGGTGGTAAGAAATACGAGATCAGTTTTGACTGGGACGATTCGATCGTGATCGATAAAGAACAGGAACTGCAGAGTATGCAGCAGGATGCAACTGCAGGACTGATCCGAAAAGAAATATACATTGCGGCCAAGTATGGAGTTTCTGAGGAAGAAGCATTGAAAATGATGCCGGCACAGGATGATCGCTTCAATATCCAGGAAGAGTAGGTGATCATAGATGCTTGATCCAAAGTATTTGGAACGCTTCTCTGATCAGTTACTTGGCATTATTGACACTCTGACGATAGCAATCATATCCGATATGGCAAAAAGAATCGTAAAGATGGGGAGTGTGTCAGAATCAACAAAGCATCAGGCTGAGGTTTTACAGAATGCTGGTCTTGTTTATAAAGATACGATCAAGCGAGTGAGTCAGGTATCAGGATATCAAAAGCATGAAGTTCAGAGAATGTATGAAGAAGCAGGTGTTAGGAACTTAAAGAACGAGGCTGTATATTACAAACAGGCAGGCAAAGAAGATATTAAGTTAAATCAGTCCAATGGAATGCAGAGAATCTTGCAAGCAAATATCAGAAAAACATGCCAGGAACTTGATAATCTCACGATGACAACCGCAGTAAGATCACAGTCAGCTTACATACAAGCTTGTAATAGAGCACAGATGAAAGTTAGTTCTGGAGCATTCAGTTATGACAAAGCAATTGCAGATGCGATCAAAGAGGCAGCAGTGCAGGGAACAGAAGTCTTATATCCGTCACAGCATGTCGATAAATTAGATGTCGCGGTAAGAAGAGCTGTACTTACCGGAGTAAACCAGACTGCAGCAGAAATGAACTTGCAATACGCAAAAGATCAGAACTGTGATTATGTTGAAACAACTGCACATGAAGGAGCAAGACCGGAACATGCCGTATGGCAAGGGAAGGTCTTTTGTTTATCTGGGACTGATCCGAAGTATGAAAACTTCTATGAAGCGACAGGATATGGAACAGGGCCAGGTTTATGTGGTTGGAATTGCCGCCATAACTTTCATGCATTTTTCCCAGGAATATCGACGCCAGCATATACGCAAGAGATGTTAGATGATTATTCTGCAAAGAATGTTGAATACAATGGAAAGCAATTTACAGAGTATGAAGCGGGTCAGATGCAGAGAGGTCATGAACGACAGATCAGAGAGACAAAGAGGAAACTTGCTGGATATAATTCAGCGGTCAATGAAGCGAAAGATGATACCTTAAAAAATACTTTACAGAATCGGTTTAATGAAGAATCTGTGAGATTAAAGAAACAGGAAGCAGCATTAAAAGCTTTCTGCAAAGAAACAGGAAGGCGATATGAGTCTGCCAGAGTTCAGATCCATGCAGTAAAGAACAAAGCAGGAGATATCGTTGGATTTGGTCGTGGTGTTGCACAGAAAGCTGTATGGAGTAATAGAAAAACAAAAGTCAATGAATCTAAATTTACAGAACGATTAACTGATTTTAATTTAGGACAAAAGGATCTGATCAATCATTGGAGCATTCAGAGAAATTTGAATAAGTCCGACATTGGAAAAGAGACAATGAAATATATTGTTGATCATCCAGAAATTAATATAGAATTAGCATATCATGTTGATAATCCAGATAAGTTATACGGAAAGCAATGGAAAGATAATATTCGTATTTATGCATCAGACACAAAAACAATTGAAAAAACCGCTGAAACATTGATTCATGAAATAACACATCATCGATATGATATTGGTGGATCACAGTGGTCAGAATGCGTTTGCAGAGCTCAGGAGTTAAAACATAAGTATCGCCGTAATACATTGACTGCAGATGAATTAAGAAGTATAATTAAAGAAATAAAAGAATTGTATCCAGAATTACCGTGGAGGTGATTATATATGAGATTTTGGGATGAAGTTGATGAAGCAATTAAAAAAGTAAGACAAGGGCAAGAAGCAACTTGTCCATTATGCAAAAAAGGAAAGTTAGTACCAGTTGGAAATCCAAAAACAACAAAATCATTTTATTGTGATGCATGTAAAGAAAAACTTAATTTAGATTAAACGCCATCTGATCAATGTCAGGTGGTATTTTTATACGAATTTTTAAGAAAGGAGCAAAGAAACATGAAGTCAACAGAATAGAAAGGACGGTGATCCAAATATCTCCCCGCAGCAGGGTTAAGCTGCAGAGGACACGCAGAGAGATCTGGGTGTTATTTTTATGCAAAGAAATAAGATTGGTCAGCTGATCAGACCTTAAACAGTCGGTTCGTGGCGGTCGGTTACACGCCTAAAACAACCTAATACGAAAGGAGAACGAGCAACATGAAAACAGAATTTTTAAAAGAGCTAGGACTTACCCAGGAAGTGATCGATAAGATCATGGCCGAAAACGGGAAAGACATCGCAGCAGAACAGAAGAAATCAGAAAAGATCACTCAGGAGCGAGACAGCTACAAGCTGAAATCAGAAAGTCTTGAAACTCAGGTAAACGATGCAAATGAAGAAATTCAGAAGTTTAGGGACATGGACATTGACGGCATCAAGCAGGCAGCAGATGACTGGAAAGAGAAAGCTGAGAAAGCAAAGAGTGATGCAGATGCCCAGATTTCAGAATTGAAATTTGATTATGCATTATCTGCAGCATTGACAGGAGCGAGAGCTAGAAATAGCAAAGCGGTCAAGGCATTACTTGATATGGATGGACTGAAATTAAACGATGGAAAGATCATCGGTTTAGATGAACAGCTGTCACAGATCAAGGAAGAAAACGGCTTTTTGTTCGAAAGTGATGAACCTGCACCAACGATCGTTAAAGGAACAAATGGTGGTTCTGGCGGTATTGGTGGAAAGAAACCAAGTGAAATGACATATTCGGAACTCTGTGACTATATGGAACAGAATCCCGGAGCAGAGATTTAAATAAAGGAGTAAAAAATGGCAGGAGAAAAATTTGATTCTAAATCATTCAATCCTCAGGCATTCGGTGCCTACACAGAGAGGATTCCAAATTTAAAAAAGAACGAGCTGATCAAGTCCAGAGCCCTAAAAGGTAATCAGGATATCAAAAACACGTTCAGTTCTCAGACAGGAACAGTATATGCAGTATTGCCAATGCATGGTCTGATCGGTGGAGCAGCACAGAACTATGATGGTGAGACAGATCTTAAGTCTGAAAACACAGACACATTTGAAAGAGGTGTTGTTGTAGTTGGTCGTATGAAAGGATGGACTGAGCGAGACTTTTCAGAAGATGTTACAGGTGGTGTAAGTTTTATGGACAATGTTGCAGCACAGGTCAATGATTACAAAGCTGATCTTGATCAGACAACATTAGTAAAGATTCTGGATGGTGTCTTTGCAATGACCGGAAAAGAAAACAAAGTCTTTGTTGATAAACATACATCTGATATCACAGAAGTAACAGCAACTGACAAAGATGGAAACGTAAAGAACGTTGTACAGGCTGACACGTTAAATACAGCTTTACAGAAAGCAGCAGGAGATAATAAGTCTAAGTTTACGATCGCGATCATGCACAGTGCGGTAGCAACAAACCTTGAAAATCTGAAGCTGTTAAAATACATGACACAGACAGATGCAAATGGAGTTGAAAGAGACTTAACTCTTGCGACATGGAATGGTCGTCTGGTTCTGATCGATGATTCCATGCCAGCAGAAGAAGTTGCTGCAGTAGAAGAAAGTGGAACAAAGGGAGAGTCTGGTTATGTTGCAGCACAGGAAGCTTACACAAAATATACAACTTATGTATTAGGTGATGGGGCTTTTGACTATGAAGATATCGGCGCAAAGGTGCCATATGAAATGCATCGTGATCCAAAAACACATGGTGGAGAAGATACTCTGTATATGAGACAGAGAAAAGTATTTGCACCATACGGAATTTCGTTTACTAGAAAATCTATGGCTGCAAAATCCCCAACAGATGCAGAACTTGCTGATGGATCTAACTGGACACTGGTTGATAACGGAAAAACAAATTCCGATAAGAAAGTGATCGATCACAAAGCAATTCCAATCGCAAGAATCATTTCCAGAGGGTAGGCGGTGATCCGGTATGGTGGAATATGCAGACAGGGATTTTTATGAAAATACATTTCATGGCGAGATCATACCGGAGAAAGCTTTCCCTAGTATGATCTTAAAGGCGAGTATCTTTGTGAAGTTTCTTACTTTTTCCAGAGTCGATGATATGACAGAGATTCCAGAAGAGGTAAGCTTGGCCACATGTGCGATAGCAGATGTGATGTATCAGGATGGAATGAGAAAAGATGATGCAGGAAGGGAGATTGCAAGTGAGAACAACGATGGATACAGCGTAAGTTTTGTGACGAGTCAGAGCAAAACAACAGGCACTGTGGAGCATCGTTGTAAGAAAGCAGCATATCCTTATCTTGCACATACGGGACTCTTGTACAGGGGGTGTGGACCATATGATGACAAATGCAGATCTGACGATCTATAACAATCGTGGAGTTGATAAAAAGACAGCACGAAAGCTTTATTTAAAGACTCAGATCAAAGGTGTCAGTTTTTACACAAAGCAGCAGACAACTGTTACCGATCAGGGACTTAGTTCTGCAGATATGTATCAGATCCGCATTCCTTTATCTGCAGATACGGAAGGGAAAGAATACATTGATGCTGATAAGTATCGGGAATTATCTGCAGAAGAAGCAGAAAAATACTGGACGATCAATAACGGAGATCTGTTTGGAAAAGGATTGTTAGAAGATTTTGAGAAAGAATCAGAATTTTTAAAGCAGCAGCACACAGGAAAAGTATTATCGTTTTCGGATAACCGGAGAGGAAGTTTGCCACATTGGAGAATCGGAGGTGCTTAAATATGGGAACACAAGTTAAAGTCGAACTTTCGCCCGATCAGATCTTAAAGACAAGAGGTCTTCAAGTTGGTGGACCCGCACAAAGATTTTTTACCGGAGAGTTTCGAAGAAAGATGGATCCATATGTTCCATTTTTAACCGGAGTATTAAAAGATACTGCAATAGAAAATGTGGACTCAATCCAGTTTGTAACTCCATATGCACAAAAGCAATATCACGAGAACAAAGGGAATGGACTTCGTGGCAAAGAATGGGATCAAAGATGTTGGGCAGACAATGGAGATCAGATTGTTCAGTCTGTTGCAGATTTTGTAGGAGGTAAAGCAGAATGAGTGTGATCGCAAGTGTGAGAGCATTTATCCAGGACTATCCAGGATTATCAGCATTCGATGATCTGGTGGGCGTGGAACATCTTCCGGAGGATACAAAAAGTTATGCGATTGAAGCATCTGTAACATCACAGCCAATCAAAAGGCGGTATATTAACGGTGACACAGAACGCCGTTTTAATTTTGTCCTGGCAAGCCGTGAGTACTTCGGGGCAGACGTTGCAGAGAATATTGACGTAGCAGAGTTTTACGAAGATTTCTCAGACTGGTTGGAACGATGCACAATCAATAACGAACTTCCGGAAATGGATAAAGGAAAAAGAGCAATTAAAATACAGGCACTGACAAATGGCTATGTGTTTAACGCAGATGCGACTAAAGCACAGTATCAGATTCAGTGCCAATTAATTTATTATCAGAAATTAGGAGGAATATAAAATGGCAGAAACAGCAAGCAAAACAGTAAAACAGCGTTATCAGGAAGCATCTTATTTAAAGGTGTCTGAAGCGTTTGAATTAATGGGAACTGGTTTTACAGAGTTGAACGAAGATCCAGGAGCACAGACAACGAGCAAAAAATATATCAATGATAAATCATCCACATCAAGCATTACAAGTTATGAAGGTGAGCACGGATTTACAGCCGATCAGATTCCAAGCGAAAAGGTCATTAAAGATCTGGTCAGTATTGGTAAAGAGAGAAAAACAGGAGCAGATGCAGAACGTGAATTTGTTCGCGTTGATCTGGATGAAAAAGTAGAAGGAGATACCACTGGGACAGTATTCAAAGCACGTATGTTTACCGTAGCTGCTGAAATTTCAAGTTTCTCTGATAATGACGGAGAATTACAGGTTGAGGGAACACTTCACGACAAAGGAGATCCTGTTATGGGTAAATTTGATACAAAGACAAAGACATTTACACCGGATTCAGCGACAGAGTAAACGAAAGCGAAGCGAAGATTGGAATTAGAATTAAGGAGTAAGATATATGTTTATTTGGAATGGAGAGAAGCTTGCATTTAATTTTCTGGATGCAGATATGATGAAGAAGTTTAATGATGCAAGCAAAGAGATGTGGAAGGAACTTGGAGAGTACGAAGAAAAGAATGTAAAAGATGGAATGATGGGTCCAGAAGGCGTTGCAAACGAGTCAGAAATCATGAGTAGGTTTTTTGATGCAGTATTTGGAGAAGGTTCTGCAGATAAAATCTTTACTGCTAAACATGATCTGACAGAAAGAACGAAAGCAGTTAAGAAGCTTTATTCTATCAGAGATTCACAGTTAGCAGATCATGAAAAGAGAGTCAATGAACTGTCTAAGTTGTTAGGAGCTGAATGATCAGAAGAGAACTCCCGGTGTCAGTAGATATCGGGAGTGAAACATATAAGATTGATGCTGATTTCAGAACAATCATGAATGTTGAAGGGATTATCTTTGGAAAAAAAGTTACAGATGATCAAAAGAAGTTTGCAGCAGAGATGATGAAAGAGATCGATATTGAAGAAAAAGATGCGATTCAAAATGCAAAATATTATGATGCGCTAAAGCTCTTTTACAAAGATAATGTTCCGGATGATCTGGAAGAAGCTATGGAAAAAATGCTGTGGTTTTATTCCTGTGGTAAGGAAGATAAACAATCAAAAACAAAAACAAAGAAAAAAGTGATCAGCTTTGAATATGATTTTGATTATATCAATGCAGGGTTTATGCAGGATTATAAGATTGATCTGTTTGAAGTTGATTTCTTGCATTGGTGGAAGTTCATGTCATTATTTAGTGCCCTGCATGATGATTGCAAAATCTGTGAGATCATTGGATATCGCGGGGCAGAGTTAAAGAATTTTGACAAAGAACAGAGAAAAAGGATAAGGGAGATGCAAAAAATCTATGCACTTCCGGATGAGATAAGCAAAGAAGAAAAGAAGAGGCAGGATGAGATAACACAGATACTGCTAAATGGCGGTGATCTGTCAGGAATATTGTGATAAGAGAAGCGAACAGGCGAGAGCTTGGATCTGCAGGTTGAGCACCCAGGACGTCAAATAGCTTAGAAACTTTAGAATTTTAGTTATTTGACGAGGTGAAGACATGGCAGATGGTACAGTTACAATAGAAACCAAACTGGATAATTCTGGTGCAGAAAAAGGATTAAACGATCTTAAGAAAGAAGTTGAGTCTTCTTCTAAGAGTACAGCACAGGAGATAGATAAAGCTTCTGATCAGGCACAAAAGAGTGTAGAAGAAGTTGCTAAGTCAGCAGAGAAAACCGGAAAACAAGTAGAAAAGAGTGCAAAGGATTCAGCATCGAAAGCAGGACAGGCAGCCAAACAAGGAGCTGATTCAGCAGCAAAAGGAACAGAATCCGCATCTACGAAGATGCAGCAGTCTCATAAAAAGGTAAAGGATACTGCAAAAGAAAGTGCAGATGGCGCAAAAAAGTCTTGGGAAGAATCTAATCAAAGTACAGTAGCAAGTACAGAGAGTGCAACATCAAAGATGGCCGGATTGATGAAAAAATCTGCAGCAGTAATTGGAGTTGCATCTGTGGCGGCCGCAAAAAAGACGATCGATGTAGGCAAGTCTTTTGAAGCAGGAATGAGCGAGGTCCAGGCGATCTCCGGAGCATCTGGAAAAGACCTGGAAAAGCTATCTGCAAAAGCAAAGCAGATGGGAGCTACAACGAAGTTCTCTGCTACAGAGTCAGCTACAGCACTAAAATATATGGCTATGGCAGGGTGGAAAACAAATCAGATGGTTTCTGGATTGTCCGGTGTCATGAACTTAGCTGCAGCATCTGGAGAAGACCTTGGAACAGTATCCGACATTGTAACGGACTCAATGACCGCTTTCGGATTGAAAGCAAAGGATTCTGGACATTTTGCAGATGTACTGGCTAAAGCATCGAGTAGTTCTAACACCAATGTTGCAATGATGGGAGAAACATTTAAGTATGTTGCCCCTCTGGCCGGATCTATGAAGTACAGTATCGAAGATACAGCTACAGCCGTTGGATTGATGGCAAATGCCGGAATCAAGGGATCACAGGCAGGTACAGAGTTAAGATCTATCCTGACACGACTTGTAAAACCGCCAAAAGATGCAGCGGCAGCATTGAGTGCTTTGGGTATCAGCACAACAAAAGCTGATGGATCCATGAAGCCAATGAGACAGACGATGGCGGAATTGAGAGAAAAGTTCTCTAGATTAACAGACAGCCAGAAATCCCAGTATGCTGCAGCTATTGCAGGACAGGAAGCAATGTCTGGTCTGTTAGCAATCGTAAATGCATCTGATTCCGATTTCAATAAACTGCAAAAGGCAATTGATAATTCTTCCGGTGCAGCCAAGAAACAGGCAGATGTCATGAACAATAATCTGCAGGGAGCATTGTATGATCTTGGATCGGCAGCAGAAGCGGTGGGGATTGGTATCTATGAAGATATTAAGACACCTTTAACAAAAGCCGTTGGTGTTGGGACAAAACAGTTAAGGATTTTATCTAACAAATTGAAAAAAGGTGGAATAAAAGAGATTGTTCCGAAGGAAGCTATAAATACGGTTGAAAATCTTGGAAAAGTGGCTATGGTAGCTGGCAAAGGTGGAGTAAAAGTATTGGCCACTTCTACAAAACTGCTTGGGGACAACATGGGTGTAGTTATTCCACTTGCAACATCATTCATGGGTGCCTGGGCCGGAGTTAAGGTTTTCAACACTGCATCTAAAGGAGTTACAGCATTAACTACAGCTTTTAGTGCCTTAAAAACAATGGAGCAAGCAAATGCAATCACCTTAGTGGCACAACAGGGTGGTTTGACCGCATTGCAGACAGTTGTTGGAATCTTTACAGGTAAGATTTCTCTTGCGACAGTAGCAACAGGAGCTTTTAATGCAGCATGTACAGCACTTGGCGGTCCAGTAGGTTTAGGAGTTGTTGCAGTAGGTGCTTTAGTAGCAGGAGTCGCAGCATACACACTGACACAGAAAAAAGCGGTTACAGAAGCAGATCGATACTATTCTTCGTGCACAAAACTCAAAAAGAAACAAGAAGAGATGGCAGCATCGATCAAGAGCTTACATAAAGAAAATCAGAAAAATGTAGATTCTGCACGTGCAAATGGTGTTCAGGCAGATCAGTTGTATCAAAAATTGACAAAACTGATGAATGTTGAGCATAAGAGCGCTGGGACAAAAGCACAGATTGTAAGTGTAGTTAAACAATTAAATGAATTATTACCAGGGCTGAATCTTGAGTATGACAAAGAAGCAGATAAGCTAAATAAGTCTACTTCTACGATCAAGAAAAACATCGCAGCATTGAAAGAACAGGCAATGGCCAAGGCTTATCAAAAAGGCATGGAAAGTGCAGCATCTAAAGTAGCCAAAGCCGATATTGAGAATGAAAAAGCTATCAAGAAAAAGACGGAAGCAACAAACAAATATAATGCCGCTGTTGAAAAAATGAATCAGGTTACCGCAAAGGTAAATCAGGGAAAGATAACAACAAGCAGTGATGAATATAAGAAAGCTTCTAATGATCTGACAAAATACTATGATGCAATGATGACAGCCAATAAGGCGGTTGAGCAAAGTGGTAAAAACTTAAATGCAGCACAAAAAGAACTGACTGCATACACAGACAAATATACAGCACAGGCAAATTATACAGAGTATCTGAAATCTTTAGATGATCTGGCCAAACAGGCAAAGATTAAAGCGAGTGTTATTCCAAAATCTGTTGGAGAGGGAATCAAACAGGGTGTTTATGCAAATCCAACATCTGGAAAAGAATTAAAGAGCTTGATCAAATTAGATGATCTAGTTAATTCCGATCAGTTGGCCAAGATGCAAGAACAAGGTATGAAGATACCACAGTATCTGTCAAAAGGGATTTCTGATGGATCTATATCATTTAAGAGTGCTGCAAAACAGATGCAGAATGCGATCAATTGGACCGATCTGATCCAAAAGGCAAAGGATGCAGGTGTTAAAGTTCCTGATAGCGTAGCGCAAGGAATTAGTTCCGGACAATATGCGGTCCCTACGTCTGTGCAGGCAGTAAAAAATCTTGTCACGTTCGAAGATCTGAAAGCTAAGGCACAGCAAGGTGGTATACAGGTACCGGACTATTTAGCAAATGCGATCACATCTGGTAGTGGAAAACCGAAAGAAGCAGCGGCCGCATTAAGTCGTATGATTTCTTTCCAGGAAGCAATAACAAAAGCAGGAATTGATGGATCTAAGATTCCAACAGAACTTGCAACGAAAGTTGCACAAGGAAAGACGCCGGTTCAAGATGCAATCAAAGAACTAACAAAGATAGACTTATCCGGAGATCAGAATGCATTTGGTCTTACAAAAGCTATTGATAGTACGGCACAAAAGACAAAAAGCCAGGCAACAAAGATAAAAAACAGTTTAAAAATCGGCAAGGTAGATAATTCAGCTGCAGCAAGCTCATTTGATGCTATTGCAACCAAAACAGGAAAAGCGGCTACTACAGTTAAGAAAAATAGTACAGCAATCAAAAAAGCAAGTAAGATTACTGCTACGAATAATTCAAGTGCCGGAGTTCAATCGTTTAATAGTTATTTATCTTCTTTTTCAAAGGGATCTGGTAAAGCAAAATCAGCCGCAGATAAAATCAGCAAAACAACCGCAACAGGGCTTGCTTCTGGTTCAGGAAAAGCAAAAACAGCCGGCGGAAAGATGACATCGGAATTTTCTAAAGGAATTGCATCGAAGTCTGGAACAGCAAAATCTGCCGGTTCAAAAGTATCTAAAGCAGGTTCTTCCGGAGCAAGTGCGCAGAAATCTTCTTTTGTATCCGTTGGTGGTAATTTATCTCTTGGATTAGCATCTGGCATCAGATCAAACTCTGATGCTGTATCAGCAGCCGCAAGAGAAGCAGTAAGAGCTGCAGTTGCAGCCGCAAAAGCAGAAGGTAAGATCCATTCCCCATCCCGCGTCATGGAGTCTGACGTAGGAAAATGGATGCCGTTAGGAATGGCAGCAGGTATCAGAAAGCATATAAAAGATGTGGAAGATGCTTCTGGAGAGATGGCTAACGCATCGGTAGAAGCTACAGCAACAGCTTTAGGAATCCATTCTCCATCTCGTGTATATAAAGATGCGATTGGCAAGAATATTCCAAAAGGTGTGGCAAAGGGTGTTAGAGAAGGGCAGACAGAACTCAATGCAGAAATGAAGTTATCTGTAAATGAAGCATTATCTGCAGCTAAGAGTGCGTCGAAAAAAGGAAATTATTCCGATATTGGGAACAACTTAGTATCTGGTATATCCGAAGCACTCAACACAGCCAAGTCAAGATCATCAGAAACTGTACAAGAGATTATTGATCAGCAAACAAGTAAAGTTTCTTCGAAGCACGATACAACAGAGAAAAATCTTCAAGATAAGATCAGTAAGACAAAAAATAAAAAGAAAAAAGCAAAACTAAAAAAACAGCTGAAAAAGTTAAAGAAGCAGAATGCTGCAGAAGAAAAGCAATTAAAAATTGCAGGAGAAAAAACGGCAGCAGCTTACAATGATGCTTTTGAGAAAGAAGCTGATCGATTAAACAAGATTGCACAGGAAAAGTTACAAGACTTATCTGATGAATATCAGGAAGCGTATAACAACATCAAGAGCAAGATGGACAGTTTAACTGATAAACAGCAATCTTGGGGAAATATCTATAACCTTGATCAGAATATCATGGACATTGAAAAGTATCAAAAGAACTTGAAGTTGCTAGAAAACAAGATTCCTGAGTCTATGATGGAAAAGATTCTCGGAATGGATATTGATGCAGGAAACGCTTATATGGCATGGTTCCAGCATATGTCAGAAACTGAACAGCAGGCTTACATTAATAAGTGGAATCAGCAGCAGAATATGTCCAAAACATTTTCTGAAAACTTCTTTGGAGATGATCTCGCAAAACTTCAGGCAAATTATGAATCTGAAATGAAAACAGTAACGGATGATCTGCAGAAAGAGATGAAACAGGCAGGAGTTAATATTGCCAAGGGATTAACTGCAGGTATGGAAAGCGAAACCAGAAACCTCAGCAAATCCATGAAGAAAATCTGTCAGAATATTATTAAGACAGCCAAAAAGACACTTAAGATTCATTCCCCATCTCGAGAATTTGCAAAGATTGGTTCTTATGATATTCAGGGAGCAATCAAAGGACATGAAAAAGAAGCGCCAAATCTGTATAAACAAATGGGAACGATTTCTCAGAACATGGCACAGAAATTTGCGAAAGCGAAGTTGAATGTTCAAGATATTCAGTCAAGGATGCAGGATGCGATCAACCTGCAGATGCAGACGATCACAACAAGGATGCAGCCAGTTGTGCAGGCAGATTCATCTGATGGAGCGCCATCAGTAGTTTATACTGGACCAGAACGAATTGAAGTTCCAGTGATCGTAGATGGACGAGAAATTACAAGAATGATTGCTCCGTATATGGATACAGAGCTGAATACGATTGCAACCAGAAAATCAAGAGGAGGTGTGTAAAATGGCAGGCGGAGCATTAGGAGTAATGATTGGAGAAAAACATACATTGAGAGATTGGAACCTTGGATGGACTGCGATCACTCTTGGTTTTCCAGAGCCAAAAACTTATGAACAGGATATTCCAGGGGCAGACGGAACACTGGATATCACAGAAGCAATTACTGGTGGAGATGTGAAGTATAAAAACCGAAACATCTCTTTAGAGTTTGAAACTCCGGACGAAGATTTCTTTCAGTGGGGAATGTGTATTTCTGAAATTGCAAATTATCTTGTGGGTAAGAGGGTGAAGATCATATTCGATACAGATCCTAGTTTTTATTATATTGGAAGACTCACAATTGATGTTGAAAAAACTGACAGAGTAAATGGAAAACTTGTGATTTCAGGAGATGTCGATCCGTATAAGTATGAAAGATATTCATCCCTTGAAGACTGGAAATGGGATACCTTTAATTTTGAAACAGATATTATAAGAGAATATAAGGATATTAAAGTCGATGGAGAGTATCAGTTATGTATTTCAGGAAGAAGAAAACGAGTCATTCCAGTGATTGAATGTAATACGGCAATGAAAGTCAGTTTCAATGATACGGAATATTCACTTCTCGCAGGTAGAAATAAAGTATTTAACATCTGGTTGACGGAAGGAGATAATATTTTAACGTTCAAAGGAACTGGCGTTATTTCAATCGATTATCGAGGAGGCAGTTTGTAAATGTATAGAATATTGTGTGATGGGAAAGTGCTGCATGATATTCGTGATCCGGATTATCAAGTGCTTTCACCGAAAATTTCATTGGAGTTAAACAAAACGGGGAATCTAGATTTTGGTATGCTTTCAACACATCCTCATGTAAATGGCATAAACAAATTAAAATCTAAGATCGAAGTGTATGAGGATGATGAATTATTGTTTTCTGGAAGAAGTCTGACAAATGAACAAGACTTCAAAAACACTGGCCAGATTTCCTGTGAAGGGGAGCTTGCTTTTTTGTTAGATTCAGTACAACGTGCACATGATTATGGTACCGAAACAACAGAAATAGGTCAGGCAGATACAAATGTCAAAATATTCAAAAGGCTAATTGAAGAACATAACGCGCAGGTAGAAGAAGAAAAGCGTTTTACAATTGGAGTAATTGATATAGATAGCGTAACCATTACAAAATTGTCTACGAACTATGAAAAGACATGGGATTTTCTTAGTTCTAATTTTTTAGGTAAATATGACGGCTATCTTCGAGTAAGGCATGAAAACGGAATCCGATATCTTGACTATGTAAAACAATATGGGAAAGTAAGTAATCAAGTGATCCGCTTTGGAGAGAATCTGCTTGATCTAAAGAAGTATTCGAAGGCAGAAGATATTAAAACAGCGATCATCCCGCTGGGAGCAGTTGTTGATAATAAAAATGTCGATATTAAAGCGGCAAATGGCCATGATGGGACAGATTATGTATATAACCAAGAAGCGGTAAATTTATATGGATGGATTTATGATAAGGTTGATTTTTCGGATATTTATGATCCAGACACATTATTAGAAGAAGCCAAGAAATATCTGCAAACGTGTATCAATCTGGCAATTACAATTGAACTTACTGCAGTGGATCTTCATATGATTGATGTAGATATAAATTCTATCAGGTTGGGAGATCTTGTTCCTTGTATTTCGACACAACACGGAATCATGAGTACGTTTGGAGATGTGAGTACGTATTATCTTGTAAGTAAATATGAACTAGATCTTGAGAATCCAACAAATAATAAAATAACTCTTGGAAGAACAATCAGTACATTGACAGACAAACAGGTAAACGATTCTGTAAATTTAAAGGCTCAGATAAGTGAAGTTAGAACAGAAATGTACAACCTCCCAGGATTAAGCCTGGAGCCAATCACAAATGAAGTTTTAGAGGGGATCTTAAATTAAAGGAGAAAATGAATGGCAGATAATAATTATCTTGATTTAAACGGTGTCTCATATTTCTGGCAGAAGATAGTAGCAAAGATAACGAATATGATCGCAAATAAAGTGGACAAAGTAGATGGCAAAGGGTTATCTACAAATGATTATACAACAGTAGAAAAAGCAAAGCTCGCAGGAATTGCAGAAGGAGCGAATAAATATACGCACCCTACGACAAGCGGAAACAAACATATTCCATCTGGTGGTAGTGCTGGACAGATCTTAAGATGGGATTCGGATGGTACTGCAGTATGGGGTGCAGATAATAATAATACCACGTATAGCGATATGAAAGGAGCAACCACATCCGCAGCAGGTACACACGGATTGGCACCAGCACCTGCAGCAGGTGCAGCTAATAGGTATTTAAGATCAGACGGAACATGGAGTGTTCCGCCTGATAACAATACGACATACAATGATGCGACGCAATCTTCACATGGGCTTATGACTGCGGCAGATAAAAAGAAGATCGATGAGTTACCAACAAATGCAACGCTATCAAGTACATATGCAAAGAAATCTGAAATCACAGGTGTTTATAAATACAAAGGATCCGTGGCAACAGAAGATAAATTACCAACATCTGGACAAACAACAGGAGATGTTTACGATATTGCAGCAGCATCATCTTATGGAGCTGCAGGGATGAATGTTGCATGGAATGGAAAAGCGTGGGATGCTCTAGGGGAAAAATTTCAGATTGCTGCAATTACAAATACATGGATGGACGCAAATCTTACATAAAGGACGGTGTTTAATGTGGCAAGTTATTTAGATGAAACAGGGCTTTTAAAGCTGTGGAATAAAATAAAAAACTATGTGAGTAATCACACAGGAAACAAAAACAATCCTCACGGAGTCACAAAGTCTCAAGTAGGATTAGGAAGTGTTGAAAATAAATCCAGCGCAACAATCAGAGGAGAAATGACTGCATCAAACGTAAACACAGCGTTAGGTTATACGGCTGCAAAACAGACAGACGCAAACAAGGCGATTACAGGAATTTCTGCGAGCGGAACAACTCTTGTATTGACACAATTAGATGGAACAACAAAATACGTAACAGCAGAACTTGTAAAGGGACAGATGATCTATTGCTGCAGTAACAGTAAGGATCAGATTTATTGCTGTTAAATGAAAGGAGAAATAATAATGGCATACACAAAGAAAACATGGGTAAAAGGAAATACGCCTTTATCCGCAGAAAATTTTAATCATATGGAGCAGGGAATTGCAGATGCACACACAGATATTGCGCAGCTAAATTCTGACTTAAATAACAGAATAGAATTTACAATTACTAGCATAGATTCAAAATATGCATTCACCGGAAACAGTTATAAACATAATGGAAAAGTATATATAAATGGATATTTCCATTGCAATTCTCCTAGTGTTGGGATTACAACTTGTTTTTTTGTTCCAGAAGGTTTTAGACCTAAAATAAAATGCGGATCGGCTTGCTATACCGATGATGATGTTAATTTTAATAATATTGGTGCTGTTAAAATTGACACAAATGGTGATATAACAATATATTTTCCTACAGTGTACTCAACATGTGTATATACCTCCATAGTATATGATATAGATTAATTTAATTTACGATAAATCATAAAATTAATCCTAACAGCACCGTTTGTATCACTGGATAATCCTATGTTTATATTTAAATTTGTATTATCCCATTGTAAAGCAGCACCTGTTACCAGACCTTGATACGCATTCCAATCACCGTTGCAAGCTGCTATATATAACTTTTCGTTATTTATGTCTGATATTTGCATGCCTAATGCTTTTGCAATTTCAGACTGACATCTTTGCCAGTAAATCATTTTGTTGCTTGTTCCAGAAAATACTTTTGATAAAAATGCTCTTTCAGAATTTAGCTGTGCTGCTGTGCGTTGTAGGAAGGAGAAATAATATATGATTGATATAACAAAAGTTTTAAACGATATATTGAAAGCTGTTCTGGGAAAGGATGTACGGCAGGCAATTCATGACGGTATTAAAAGAAGCAATGAGATTGCAAACGATTGTGATAAAAGACAGAGTGATCTCGAGAATCAATATGAGCAATTAGTTAAAAACTTTAGCTCTTCATCTCCATCAGATGTAGAAATTGTTGATGCGAGAACAGGACCAGATGGAACTGTATATGGAACTCTCAGAAAACGATTAGAAGATCCAAGATGTTCATAAAGGAGCTGAATATGGAAATCAGAGCAAGACCCACAGCGGTCTTATTTTTGTGCAACAATTGTAATCCAGAAAGGAGCAGATAATGAAAAAAGGGATTATCACAACACTGGTTGTAACAATCTGCATGATGTTAACAGCAACATATGCATTCGCAGCATCATCAAAAACAGAGAAGAAGGAGGTTAAAAAAGAAGTTACAACAACAGAAAAGCAGAAAGAAACAACTACAGCAGAAAAGCCTAAAACAGAAACCAAAGAATCAGAAGAACCTAATATAGAAGAAACAGAAATTTCAACGGAAGAAGAAAGTGATATCGAAAATGCAGAAGAGGTTTCGGACGATCAGGAAGAATCAGATGATTCAGAAGAAGAGATTGATGATGAAGAAATGGATCATTGTAATCACGAATGGGTTCAAACTGGTTATGCTGCTGATCCAGATTTTCAAACAGGTTATGCGATCGAGCAGGAGTGTAAAAAGTGTCATCTATGTAAAGGTATTGAAATTTCCCAAGAAGAATTTGAAGAAGCCACGAAAGAAGACCAAGAGTCTTATGCTGATGAAGGCTGTGAATATGAGGATAGTGAAGATGCAGAGGTAGTTGAATAAAAGAAAGGAAAGTGAGGGCATGAAGAAAATGACAAACAATGTAATTAATACATACAATGTAGTGACCGGGTCAATTGTTGCAGTATTGAGTTATATCTTAGGAGAACACTGGATTTTATTTGTTGCTTTTCTTGCGTTAAACATTGCAGATTGGTTAACAGGGTGGATGAAAGCAAGTATGGCAGGCAAAGAAAATTCTGGAGCAGGTTGGAAAGGTGTTTTAAAAAAATTGGGCTATTGGATTATGATCATGGTTGCATTTGGAGCATCTGCGGTATTTGTAGAAATCGGAAAGGTAATTGGAGTAGATCTTGGAGTTACGACATTGCTTGGATGGTTTGTATTGGCATCGTTACTGATCAATGAAATTAGATCTATTGTAGAGAATTTTGTAGAAGCAGGATTCAATGTACCAGCAGTCCTGGTAAAAGGATTAGAAGTAGCAGACAAAGTAGTAAACAAAGATCAGGAGGAAGAATAATGGTATATAATATTCATGGTGGTCATAATCCAAGTGGCAAGATCGCGTGTGGAGCAAGCGACTTATTAGACGAGAGCAGAGAAGACAGAAAAATCTGTAAAGAAGTCGTAAGGTTATTAAAGAAAAAAGGACATAAGGCATATAATTGTACAGTCAGCAACGGAACTAGTCAGACGGACGTTCTCAGAAAGATCTGTACTAAGTGCAACAAAAGACAAGCAGCATTAGATGTTTCGATTCATCTTAATTCTGGTCGAAACGATCACAAAGGAGACAAGAAAATTGCAGGTACAGAAATCTGGTGCACTCAGAGTGTAGGGATTAAGAAAACTGTTGGAAACAGAATCTTAGCAAACATGAAAAAGCTAGGATTTACAAACAGAGGAATTAAAACAACAGGAAATCTGTATTATCTTAATCATACGATCAATAAAGCAATCCTAATCGAGGTATGTTTCGTTGATGATCGAGATGATTACAATCTTTACAAAAAACTTGGATACAAGAAGATTGCAAAAGCGATCGCAGACGGAATCGCGGGATAATGATTTGACCAGGGAGAAATCCCTGGTCTCAGACTGTAGACAAAGTCCCGGTATTTGCCGGGACTTTTACTATGAGCACTGTTTTTCTGGTATAATAGAATTATCAGAAAGGCGGTGTTTTTTATGATGACGAAAAATGCAGACAAGAAACGAGAACAGATGATGATGTTCTCAATGGATTCCATGGTTCCGCAGGATCATATGCTAAGATTGATTGATAAAGCAATCAACTGGAACTTTATTTACGATCTTGTAGAAGATAAATATTGTCAAAACAATGGTCGTCCAAGTATGGATCCTGTTATGCTCATTAAAATTCCATTTATTCAATATCTTTATGGAATCAAAAGTATGCGTCAGACGATCCGAGAGATTGAAGTAAATGTTGCCTACCGTTGGTTTCTTGGTCTGGATATGCTGGATCCTGTACCGCATTTTTCAACGTTTGGAAAGAACTATTCCCGCCGATTTAAAGACACGGATCTTTTTGAACAGATATTTTCAAAGATTCTGGAAGAATGTATGAAGTATAAGTTGATCAATACGGACGAGATCTTTGTTGATGCAACTCATGTAAAAGCATGTGCCAACAGTAAAAAAATGCGAAAAAGAGTTGCTCATGAACAGGCACTCTGGTATGAAGATGAATTACAAAAAGAGATCAATGAAGACCGACAGGCACATGGGAAAAAACCTCTAAAAGATAAAAATAAGAAGAATCCGCCAACACCTCCCACATCTGGGAATGATCAACATAATGAGCTTGAACAGATACCAGACGATATAAAAACCAAAAAGAGCAGTATTACAGATCCAGAAAGCGGATGGTTTCGCAAAGGAGAACATAAACATGTTTTTGCATATGCAGTAGAAACGGCATGTGATGAACACGGATGGGTCCTTGGATATAGTGTTCATCCTGGAAATGAACATGACAGCCGAACATTTCAAACAATCTATGAAAAGGTGAAAAGTTTTGAACCAGAAATGATCGTGGCAGATGCAGGATACAAGACACCAGCGATTGCCAGACAACTTCTGAAAGATAGGATTGAACCATTGTTTCCATATAAACGTCCTATGACAAAAGAGGGATTTTTTAAGAAATATGAATATGTTTATGATGAATACTATGATTGTTACATCTGTCCAGAAAATCAGATTCTAAGATACAGTACAACAAACAGGGATGGATACAGAGAATATAAAAGCTGTGGATATCAATGTGAAAAATGTCCACAGATATCCAAATGTACAGAAAGCAAGAATCATGTAAAAGTGATAACACGTCATGTTTGGGAAAAATATATAGAAAAAGCAGAAGATATCCGACATGTAAGAGGGAATAAAACAATCTATCAGAAACGAAAAGAAACGATAGAAAGAATCTTTGGAACAGCAAAAGAACACCATGGATTTCGATATACACAATACATAGGAAAAGCACGGATGGAAATGAAAGCCGGGCTTACTTTTGCATGTATGAATCTAAAAAAACTGGCAAGATTTCTTGGTAAGAACGGATTGCTAAATGGACAAAAGCGAAGATTTCTAAGAAATTTTTGGATACAATTTAACTTTAAAGGAAAAAATGGTGCTGGGATGATCCCAGCACCTAGTTTGTCTACAGTCTGAAGCGCCTTAAAGTGCGCTTATACCTATCATTGCTGGTTTATACCGTTGTTGGAT